AAACGCTTAATCTGAAAGGAAAATTATGGCTGCAATAACTGCAGGAACTGCCCCCGATTTCTATGCAACGAATATGGGGAATACCGCACAAAGCGGAAATGCCAAACCTATTATGCGGAATGTCGCAGATATAGGTGGGCGTATGCGTGTAGCCTATGACACATTTGTTATAGGTACTACTGGAACATGGGCACTCAATGGATTGGTACCCGTTGCTGTGCTCCCCAAAATGGCGAAAGTCTGGGATATTAAGGTGTATCAATCAGCATCTTTGGGAGCCAGTAAGAAAATATCAGTAGGTTATTTGCCTACAGATGGAACTACTGCTGGAGATGATGTGAAATTCCAGGCAGCAACTGCTGCTTCTACTGCAACACAATGGATCTTTACTGGAGTCATTGCCACAGGTGCAGTAGGTTACGCTCTTCCTGCAGAGTCCTGGATCACTCTGCATCATACATTGGGATCAGGTGCTGCTGCTGCTGGAACTATCCAGAGCATCATTACCTACACAATCGACTAAGGAGGCTAAATGGCGGGTGCTGTTGATATTTGCAATATTGCGTTGACCAATCTTGGTGAACAAAAGATTGTTTCTCTTGATGAGAATAATGAACGTGCCCGTCTAAGCAAACTTAGGTTTGATGACGTACGGGATACCGTGCTGCGACTCCATCCGTGGAATTGTGTCACGGCCCGTACTATCCTAAACAGAGACACAGATACTCCTGCATGGGGGTATACCTACCAGTATTCACTACCTAGTGACTGCATCAGAGTCCTTGCAATCCATGATGCAACTATTGCATATAGGATAGAAGGATCAAAACTCCATACAGATTCAGGAACCATAAAACTGAAGTATATTCAAAGACCTTCTGATTTGACGGTTCTTGATGCAAATGTAGTCAATCTCATTGGGATTCGACTTGCATGGGAGTTGGCAGAACCTCTAACTGCCAAAACTGCTCTTAAAACTGAAATGTGGCAGAAGTTCACATTAGAGTTGGCAACCACCAGAAGTATGGATGCCACAGAAGGGACACCAGAATATTTTCATGGTTCAACATGGTTGGATGGAAGAATGGGTGCATTCACTGATCCATGGAAACCTATTGATGCACCTGCAGAAGGTTATTCTAAAATCTGATGGCAACTAAGTATCGGGTTCAGAACAGTTTTGCAGCAGGAGAACTGTCACCCAAGATGTATGGTCGGTATGACACCGAACTGTACAAACAGGGGACTAAACAGATGAAGAATTTTGTTCCTCTTCTTCAAGGTCCTGCAAAGAGAAGACCTGGAACCTATTATGCTGCTGATGCATCAACTACAACTTCAGAGGGTTCAAGATTGATTCCTTTCCATTTTGGAGAATCAGATAGTTATGTTTTAGAATTCAGTAATAACAAGATCCGATTCTTCACTCAGAATGGTCAGTTGAAAGAGTCTGGTTCTGTAGCATCAATAGCAATTGCGGGAGGTACTGGATATACGGCAGGGACTCTAACTGCAACAGGAGGAGGTGGAGTTGACGATTCCAACGAATTCGCAGGAACTTATGGTATTAATGGGATCGCTATGACCCCCAGTGTAAGCACCCCACCCTCTGTTGATACGATTGTCCATGGCAGTGATCATGACGAAGGAACCTACGATGGGGTTTCCTTAACTGGTGGAACAGGAACTGGAGCAAAAGGCACGGTTCATGTTGATTCTTCGGGTGAAGTTTTCCTTGTGATCGTCACGGATGCAGGATCTGGTTATGTGGTTAATGACACTTTAACGATCTCAAAAGACACCATTGGAGGTGCTGCAGATGCGACTTGTGATGTTGCAACTATTATCAATATGGGAGCTGCAACTATAACAAATCCTGGGAAAGGTTTTACTTCTGCTCCTACGATAGTAATAACAGAAGGATCTGGTTCTTCAGGGACAGGAGCGACTGCAACTGCTACTTTGGGTAGTGACAATGATAACCCTTATGAACTAACAACGACTATTTCAGAAGCACAGACCAAGACCTTTGATTTCACACAATCTGCAGATGTAATCTATATTGTTCATCCTGATTTCCAACCTAAAAAACTAGCTAGAACCATTGATGCAACAAATGTATTAAGAGCAGCAGATGATACAGTATGGACCCTAAGTGATGTTGATTTTGAAGATGGTCCATGGGATGAAGTCAATACGGATAATGCCAAATTAGTCAAGGTTACGGCAGTAACAGGAAGTGATTATGCTTGGACAGCAGTAGACGGAGTTGGTGTAGACACAACCCAGAACCGATTTACTCTTTATGGTCATGGTCTAATGAATGGGATGAAGATTCAGTTCCCTACAGGAACAGGTCTAAGCCAAGGGAACCTAGTAACTGCAGATTCTACTTCTGAGTCTGAAACATTATTCCCCACACTTGCTACAGAATATTTTGTTGTAAATGCACAATCATCTTCTTTCCAGATTGCTACAGAAGCAGGTGGCTCTCCAATAGAGTTTAAACTTTCCAAGCTGAATAATCTTAGGATTGACTCGGTTACTATCACAGAAGGAGGAACAGGATATGGTGCTGATGTAGCTCACGGAGATTCTACTGGAAATAAATTAACTGCTACTAGCACTACTGGAGGCTCTGGGTTTGCTGCGACTTTTGAAACAAATTCCTCTGGTAAAATTGATGGGACAATTAATATTAGTAACAATGGGCGAAATTATGGAAATGCAACTATTGACATTGTAGATGCATCAGGAACAGGTGCGAAGTTAACGCCCGTTATAGGAGATGCATCAGTCGTTGAATGGACAGGTAAGTTGGATCTTGAAAAGAAAGTCATTGCAAAAGATAAGGTCTGTACTATTACAGCGGATGGACACTCTTTTGATGCTCAAGATACTGAACGTCTTATCAGAGTCAATGTATTTGCAGGATCAGAAGCAGAAAAAACCAAGGGTATACGTTGGGCATGGTTTAAAATAACAGCAGTGGCAGGAGGACTCGGATCAATTACTGCAACATCTCAAGGTGAAGTAGGTATTGTTGATGTCGATACTCGTGAATGGAGGATGGGTATTCTGGGAGGGGATAATGAGTGGCCTAGTTGTATTCAAATCCATCAACAACGTCTTGTAGTAGGTTCTTCGACCCAATATCCCACTACAGTTTGGTTATCAGAAGCAGGGGATTTCCATAGTTTTGCTCCTGATAGCAAGATTGGTATCTCTACAGGTGCATCTGATTCCATTGGTCAAACGATCATGGGAGAGCAGATTCTAGATAGTAATGCTATCAGTCTGACCATTGATTCGGATACTGTAGATGAAATCTATTGGATTGCTGAAGGAAAGAAACTCTCACTAGGTACTTCTGGAGGTGTCTTCAATCTCTATGGTTCAGAGAATAACTACACTATTACTCCTACCAACTTCTCTATCATACGTGATACATCCTGGGAAGCAGCAGATGTTAAGCCTGTAAGGATTGGTAATGCCATGATCTATGTACAGTTTAACAAACGGAAACTCCGTCTGCTTACATTCAGTGGAGAAGATGTCCAATATGAGTCCAGAGAGATCTCATATCAGGCAGATGAACTGGTAGGTAAAGAAATGAAAGAGATTGTCTATCAGAAACAACCTCATTCTTTGACATGGTGCCGTATGAAAGATGGTACTCTTGCATCCATGTCTTTTGAGGACACATTAGAAGTAGTAGGATGGGGTCAACATGAAATAGCAGGAGTCAATGGAACTGAAACCGCTGGTGTTTGGAGTATTCAGCATGGCGAAGTTGAATCAATGGCAGTCATTCCTGGAGGAGGACGGGATCAATTATGGATGATTGTTAGAAGAAATATAAATGGTGGCTTTGTCAGATATGTCGAATTCCTTGAAAAGTTCTATGAACCTACTGAAACGACACAGGATCTTGCACATTTTGTAGATTGTGGGCTTTATAAGACTGATTCTTCAGAATTCACTACTGCAAACTACCTGCATCTGAAAGCTGAAGAACTAAGAATCCTTGGAGATGGAGCAGTACAACCCAATGCAACAGTTAATTCTTCATCAGGAGTTCTGACAATAAATACAGCAGTTACAAAACTGGTTGCAGGACTACCTTATAACTCAGAATTGACCTGTCTGACTCCTAAACAGGCTGTAGACGGAAGTTTATTTGTAGTTGGTAGGGATAGGGTGGTAAAGGCTCATCTTCTCTTACACGATACTCTAGGCGTTAAAATAGGACTATTCGGCCAAGATGATGATGACCTGGAAGAATTCATTTTCCGCTTAACACAGGATGATTTGAATACGATGGTTCCTTTATTTACAGGTAATAAAACAGCAAATATCTTGAGCAGATCCTTGGATGAGGAACAAATCAAGATTCTATGCGATCAGCCTTTTCCAATGACGCTGGTTGCTCTTGTTTCTGAACATGAAATGAACGTCTGATATGGCAGCTTGGTGGTTAGGTGCAGCAGCTTTTGCTCAATTTGCTTCAGGAGTAGGCAAAGCTAATGCTATTAAAAGAAGTTCTTATGCAGAAGCAGATGTCGATGAAGCATATGCTGATGCAATCCTTAGAAACCACTTCAGTAATGTCCAAAGACAACGTGATAATCTTTACGACTTTACTACAAAAAGAATGGATCAGGGTGGTCAACAGTTGGCGTTGGCTGCTAGAGCAGGTGATCAGGCAGTTGGTAAAGTCAGAACTGCAACAACATCTTCGGGAGCCATCTCTGAGATGGGTACTACCCAGGATGTGCAGGTCGAACAAGCCTTTGATGCATGGTACAACCAACAACAGGTTGCTATGTCTACTCAAACAGATGTTGAATCTGCAACTAGAGGTTACAACCAATGGATGGAAGCAGACTATGAACAAACCATGATGTCCTATAATAACCTTTATGCATCGGCTAGAGCTAAACGATCAGGTGCTGACGATATGTGGGGTGCTAATATATTCTCATCATTAGCTAATGCAGGTGGAACCTACGCAGCAGGAAAAGCATGATTATTCCAAGACAGTATTTTAATCAGCAGACTCCTCAAGCACAGATGCAACAGGCTCCTATGACTCAGGCTCCTCAAAGAGGAACTGCAAATACAGGCCGTGCAAAAGCAGAAGAGTCTCTCTTTGAAAGCATGGAAGGACTCTTTGCAAAGCTTGGAGGGGTTGCTGCAAAGGTGGAGAAGTCCAATCGTGAAATGGAATTCCAAGAGCACAAACAAATCCAAAGCGAACAAACAGACAGAGAATTAGATGATTTCAGAGAACAAGTCTTACCATCATGGGAAATAACAAAACTAAATGCGAATTCTGTAATAGATTATTTTAAAGAAGGGGAAAAAGGACCACAATGGGGCACAGCCCAAAAATTATCAAGTGATGACAAGACCAATCGTAGATTACAAGTAGAGTTAAAAGCTCAACGTCAACAGGCAATTAGGATTGCTGTTTCAGCAATGAATACTGAACGTAATGATAGAGCAGTTGCATTGATGACAGATGGAGTTACGGCCTTGTCGCAAAAATATGCAGCTAAACTTTTCCAAGGAGGAGATGGTGATCCAGAAGGTTTTATTGTAGCTTTTAACAAAGAGTTTGAATGGATTAAAAAAGAT